TTGGGACAAACATCGCTTATGTCGGTATGGATCGAGTCGGGGTTGTAACTCCCGTCCGATTGCAGGTAGGCGTGGCTGACGAGGATGCCGACTCTGGTGGAATAGGAATCGAATGCATCGTGCGCCCATGTACGCTCGGCCGTGTCGGGGGCGTAACTCAGCGCCACAATGATGTAATCCTTGCTGTCCATGGTCATCAGGAAATAGAGGTTGTCGTTGTCTGAATGCCCGGTGTAGCGCCCGCCATACCACGGTTTGCCCGAAAAACGGGTGACGGGAAAATATTCGGTCCAATCCGCCCAGCTCCCATTGTAGTAATCGTGGTTCCCGACTGAAATCAGGTAGGGAATATTAGCGGTGTCCAGCACGGCAAAAGCTCCGGATGCGTCTCCCAACTGCCGATCGACATACGATCCGCCGTCGATGGACACCACGTCCCCGACGTGGATCACCAGCTTTATGTTCCGGCTGACTGCGTTGTTCGCAATCCAGTTCATGATCGTGTACAGCTCCGCCGAGCCGTCATGGTTCAATGGGATGTACTGAGTATCCGGGATCATGACTATTTCCCACTCGGGTTTGCTGCACGAAACCAATACTCCCATCAGGGCTTCCTCTCAAATTAAGACTTGGGCTTCCACCCCTTCCACACCGCATCGCGCTCCGCGGACGTGTAATCGTAGCCGGTGAGACGTTTCAAGGCTTCGAGTTTCGGCTGACCCTGCGCGGTATAGTCTTCGGGATTCAGGAAGTTCAGCGCGTTCAACAGGGCGGAATTCCGAACTTTCTCATTGATCTCTTCTTTCGAAATGGACTTGGGAGATGACTTCTGCAAGTGATTGGGCAATGGCGGAAGAGAATCGGCGAAAGGCTCCCATTCGTCCGGCCGCAATGCGAGCGCCGGGCTCCACGGCAGGATGTTCGATCTGCCGGGATCGGGTTTTTCGCCTTTGCGGATCACATAAGCACACTGAGGTATCATTTCCATGACAAACCTTTCCTGAGATGCGATCCGGCCAAACCCCAAATGGAGGTCCGGCCGGGTCGCAACCCTTCTGATAAGTTAACGATTAGTAGGAACTCAGGATCGGCCTGTAACAGAGAGCCGATACCTTGATCGAACCGACCGTAGGCGTTCCACCCACGGTTACGGTCAGATCAACAAACCCACCGGTTGGATATGCTTTCGCGTCTCCGGGCAAGCCGACCGAGCCGGTTGGAACATAAGCGTCCGTACCGGCGGTGCCCGACGTGCGGGTCCCGGCTGCGGCGGCGAGGTCGATGGCGTTGTCCCACCCGTTAGGGTCGGCTGTGTCACCGACAAGCGCCGTGATTCCCACGGCATCGTCGCTTGCTACCTCGATGTCCACGAAAACATTTCCAACGTAATAACCCTTTGGAATCTGCAACGCCCGAATAACCGTACCGGTCGCAACGACGGTACTTATCCCGGAGTTAGAGAGAAGAAAGGGCTGTCCGCCATCCCATACCGACGCTTTCTGCGTGGCTGATCTGTCGAATGTTGCCATCTTCAATTACCTCCGGTTGGTTATACGGCGTCGAGCTGAATCCAATACTCGGTGCCGTTGATGTTGATTTTGAGTTTGTGCGAAGCCGTGAATGTCCCGATGCTCTCCACCGCTTGCGTGGTGGTGAGCTTGAGGCTTTCGCAAGTCCCTGCGGTTCCACCAGCGATGGCGCACGCTTCCAGCTTCACGGTCCCCGTCTTAAAGGGTAGAGAAAGCTGGCCGACGGTTAACTGTTCATGCCTTGCCATTCGTCACCCCCTAATAGGAACCAAGAAGCGGTTTGTAGCAAAGAGCCTGAACCTTCACAGACCCGACAGTTGGAACGGTGCCGCCGAGGGCGACCGTCAGATTGATTTGCCCGCCGCTGGCATAAGCCTTGGCGTCGAGCGGGAACACACCCTTGCCCGTCGGAACGTAAGCGTCCGTACCCGCGGCGCTGACCGTGCGGGTTCCCGAGACGGCCTTGAGGTTGACGGCGTTATCCCATCCATTCGGATCTGTGGCATCACCAAGATCGCCCGTCTGAGACGTTCCGCCATCCGCCGCGGTCACGATCGTCATGAAAACCAATCCGACGTAGTAACCCTTGGGGATGTCCAGAACTTTAATCACATCGCCGGTTGTCGCAACGACGGTGCTTACGGTGTTCTCCAGCACGAAGGCGCAAGCGGCATCCCATACCGAAGCCTTCTGCGTGGCTGTTCTGTCTACTGTTGCCATATTGCTTTACTCCTTTTCACGGGCCGGGGCTTGTCGGCCTCCGGCCCCCCGGTTAAAGCCATGGATAACGCTTGTCGGCGTTACCCCTTCTTGACGTACAGAACGCCCAACGCTTCCGGCTTGATGACTTCATAGCCGTAAACATTGAGTCCGCGGATCAACTGGCCGAACGCATCGGGGTTGGCCAGCGTTTCCATCTCGGTCATCTGCGCGGCGAACGTGGTCGCAGCCTTCGTGCCGAACAGGATGTTGTAACAGGTATCGGCTCCGTCGGTGACGCTCCGATAGTTGTTGGTGATGTAGAGCGTGAACTGGTCGATCACGCCGATGCGTCCGTTGCGGAGCGGGCTCACGGCGTCACCGGTCATGCTGGCATCCTTGAGGTCGCTCTTTTTGATGCAGTTCGCCATCCACACTGGAATGACCATCCAGCGGCCGGTCTCCGGCACGTTCTGTTCCGAAAGAACCGATCCGCAATCCACGATGTAGCCGAGGATGTTGTCCTTGCTAATTGCCTCGGGCGCTGCGGCTGCACCGAGATCGAACGAGCTGGACACGAAACCGGCAGTCGCGCCCTTGTTCTTGGCGTGGGCATCGGGATAGATGTTGTTGAGAACATCATCGTCCACGGCCATCTTCATCTGGTACGATGCATCCTCGGACCACTTCTCGACAAAGGCGATGTCGGATTGCCGCTTGTCAACACTGTCCACCGTGAAGGCGAAATACTTGCCCTTGTCGATGTTCAGCTCGACGTTGGCCGATTCGTACTGGTCGTAGACCAGCTTCATGCCCTTGCTGTAGGTCTTGATCTGAGTGTCGGGCACGGTGCGGATGATAACCTTGTCCCCGAACTTCTTGATCTCGCCCTCGTAATCGGTGTTGGAAATCTCGCCAAACACGGTCGATTTGTAGAACTTGATGACCAGTTTGGTGGACCAAATCTGCGGGATGAATTTACTCGTCCCGGTTGAACCATAATCCGGATAGCCCGGTGCTACGGGAAGTCCCATTAAAGTGTCTCCTTATCCCGTAACAATCCTTCCAGCGGCTTGCGCGGCGTCATGTTTCGCCTGAATGGCCGCGGCTTCCTTCTCGCGGCCCCGGTAAACTCCGGAGATCATGTCACGGGCGAATTTATCGAGTTCGCTTGCCCTCACGATTGCGATTTCATCCTTGGCCGACAATGCCGGAGCAGAGGGAGTGCTGGACGGTGCGACCAAGGCTTCTTTACTCATTCTGGCGGCGGAAGACGGTTGCGCCGCCGCTGGGACTACCGTTGCCTTCTTTGATTTATAGTCAGTGTAATACTTGCCAACCTTGTCCGCGTTTCTCTGCTTCTGAAACTCCTTGGCAAAGTTAATCCGCGGGACGCCGGTATTTCCCTCCTCCTCGTTCATGTAGTTTGCGAATCCCGGATCTTTGACGATGGTCTGCCAGTCCGGAACCTTTCTGGAGAGGTCGGTGACATACTGTTCGTCAATGTTGCGGCTTGTCACGGCCACAACATTATCGACAGTCTGCCTGACGCCCTCCAGCTCTTTCATGATCTTGGATCGGAAGAAATACTCCATGTCCTCAAGGTATTCGGAGCCGTATTCCTGCTGCAACCGTTCCAGCCGTTGCTCCATCGTCACGCCGTCTGCGGGCGCTGCCGCTGGTTGTCCGTCTGGTTTCGCGGTTGCGGGCTGACCTTTCAGTGCGGCCAACTCATCCTTCAACGCTCTGATCTCCGCCGCCGTGCGGGGCACTTCGGCATTGTATTTACCCGTCAACACGTCGAACTTGTGCGAAAGGGCGTCATATTGCGCCTGAGAGATGTAACCTTCGGGCGCTGCCGGTGGAGCCTCGGGCGGAGCCGCGGGGGCCTCCGGTGGAGTCTCCGGCGGAGTGGTCTGCGCTGCCTCGGATGGTGCCGTTTCGGAAGGCGGCGCTTGGGCTTGGCTTTCCGCGGACTTTTCGGCGGGAGCCTCTACGGTCTTCTCCGCCGCCGGAGTCTCTTTGTATTGCTCCGGATAAGCCTCACGATGAAGTCTGTTTGCTTCTTCTTCTAAGCCTTGAAGCGCATTCGGTAAACCCATGATATCTCCTAGCGAGCCGATAAACGGTATTCGCATGTTCCCGGAGCCCGGTCAGGGGTGTTCCGGTACAGTTAACGGTTTGGGGAGCCCAATGGTATTCCCCGCTACAAAACTCTTCAACTCATGGCGGAGTTGACTTGCTGTTCTCTCAGTCTATGCGTCCGCCGGTCGTTCAGGACGTTTCTCGCTTCGCGCAGAACGACCACCAAATCTCTCAATTCCTGCACTCGACCGGCTACCCAGTGCGAGAATTTTTCGTCATTGATCTCGCACGCATTGATAGCCAGTTCGTGGACTCGCGTGTTCAAGTCCTTCAAGATCGTCTGAAAATCTTCGTTGTCTTCCAAGGAAATCGCCGCCGACAGGAAAGCATCGCTTGGACCGATCGTGACCCTTATCATCCTTTCGGGTATCTGCAAGGGCGTCTGCATCGGCATTGGCGTTGGCTGATTGTTCATGGTCTGACTCCGGGTGAACTTTCAAAGAGCTGGTTGTCTCTGCCCGCCACCGGGGCACCAGCCGCGTTTAGTTGACGTTGCTTACCGGCGGGATTTCCCTTGCTTCCTTTCGGGGACGTTTTGCCTTCGGGGCCGGATTGCGTCTTCCCTCCCTCGCCCTCCATCCCCGCAGCCGCCTGTTGTTCCGCGGCCATCTGATTCATCTGGGCGATGCGTTCCAATTCCTCTTCGTCGGCCACAACCTTGTCCGGGTCGATGTCGAGTCCTTCGAGATTCTTGCGGAGCAATTCGGCGCGGCCCCTGAGCCCGAGGATCTGGCTGTCGAGCGGATTCAGGGTGCGCTCCAACAGCTCCGTGCGCCGTATGGTCTGCTGTTCCTTGTTGATGAGCGAACTGCTTCCCTTGGCGATCACCTTCAAGTCTCCGATGATCTGCTCATCGTCTCCTTCGTAAATCAAATTGTAGTAATACTGCGCTTCGACGCTGGGCTCGATGAGCCCCTTGTCCATGTTCTTTATGACTCCCTTGATGCCCTTGGCGGCTTGGCCCATGAGCATCGACAGTCCGCTGGCCGTCTCACCGGCCCCGCCGCCTCGGGTTTCGCCTGTATGGACATAGCGCGGAACTCCGGAATCGTCATCGGCCGCTTCCATACAGAACTTGTATATATCGAGAAGTTTCTCCGTCACGATATTCGGCTGGTAGAACTTCACGGCCGGGGACTCCATCATCCCCGCGGCCGTGCTGCGCCATATCTTCCACGGATAGATGCTTTCGTTCTCGCCGTCGGCCATGCGGTCCACGTTCAGCTCGACCTGCGGGCCGGATGCGATGCCGATATTCATGACGATGGAGCGGGCGCACGCATTCGCCAAATTCTGTATGTGTTCGATCAGCTCGGGGATGCCCTTGTGCCAGAAGGAATCGGGCCGCTCGGAAAAACCGCAGGAATAGATGGGCTTGGTGCCGAGCTGGTTGGGATTGAGCATCGCCTTGATGACCCAGCGCCCGATGATCCACGCGATGATGTCGTACTCGCGCTCGGGATCGGGCACGCTGATCGGGTCCATGCCCCATTCCAGAAGATAACTTCCCGGAGCCGTGCCGCCGAATTCCAGACAGTCTATCAATTCGGTCTCATACAGGCTCATGCTGTCGCGGTTTTCGAGCTGGGCCCGCGTCTGATCCACGTTGGTCCATTCGACCAATCCGCCGCTGCGGTACGTTTGAAGGACCTCGCGAATGGCTGAGGGATTGAAGCCGGGAACGTCCAACAAATCCGAGAGGTCCTTGCGGCTCATGCTGATCTTCTCGAAGTACCACGGAAGACTATCGGCGGTTGCATCCGGCGAGGGATAAAAATTGAGGGGATTGACGCGGCTGTGCTTGGGGATGATGCGGCTTTCGAAGCGGGTTTGAAACGATCCTACTGCGGGGTTCAGCTCCCGGATGGCTACCGGAACACGTTGCAGATTGGGTCCCTTGATGATTGCCGTTCCGTATGTGGTCAGATCGAAAAGAGTGCGGTCCAAAGCCTCGTACCAGCCGCCTTCGTAAAACTGATCGTTGATCTTCTGGCGCATCTTCTCGGCGGCTTTCTGCGCGGCGTGCTTGATCTCGCGCTCGACTTCCGCCTTCAACTGAGGGGCCAGTTCCGCGGCAAGCTGCTGGATGATGGAAAGATCGTTGGGAACATATCCCATGTTGATCGCCATGGCCATCTGCTGCATCGCGGCCTGTTCCGCCGCCGTTTTGATCTGCTGCGTCATCATGGGCGGCAGCTCGGGCAACGGTGTGGGCTGGAGGTCCCAAGGCTCCTGACCGGGCTGGAAGATCACGTCCTTGATCCAACTCTCGGCGGCGCGGCATTTGGTCTCGGTGAGCTTCATGAAGATCGGTTCATAATCAGCGCCGAGGAGAGTTTGAATGGCGCGGAGCTTGTCGCTTTCGTATTCTCCGTTTCTGGCGCGGAGGTTGCGAAGCATGCGGGTTTCGGGCCTGACGCGGCCCCGCTTGGCCTTCTCCCACAGGATCAGGAGATATCCGGCGAGACTTTCCAAGTTGATGGGCGGCTTGGGCGGTCCGGTCTGGACCTGCGCTTCGGCCTGTTCGGCGGCGGCGATCTCTTCGTTCGTCTGCGTATTGATAAGCATCATGACACCCGGAATTTCCAATGACGGTCATAGTCCATGTACGGGTAGCTGATCTTCGCAACCAGCTTTCCTTTTCTGTAGATGTGCCATCCGCCGTTCGTTTCGTCGCGGCACTCGAATATCTCGTACAGGTTTTTATTGACCCGGTTCATTACTTGGACCCACGTATCGTGCCGATGCAGCCTCAGACCGCTTCGTTCGAGAACTTGCCGTATCACGCGCTCCGCCTGATTTTCCAGCCATTGTGTCATGTGCAACTGATCGCGGCTCGGTCCTTCTGGCGCATCATCGATCCTCTTGTTGGCTCCGAAAGTAAAATCGCCCACGCGAACAAGTTCGGCGTCGGCGACACTGATGTACGGTGCGGGTTTTGCTGCGGTTTGGGTTAACGGCCGGGTTGACTGACTTTGGGGATTTTCTTCCGCATCGGCCACTGAGATTTCTCTCTTTCTCGCCGACGATCCCTTGTCGGCTGATTATAACCATCAAAGCACGATTAAATGCAAGAACTTAATTGACCCATGCCGACATGGACGGTTTCTGCCGGGTCGCCTTGGGGGTCTTGGGTTGATCTTCGGTGCGCGGCGCTACCATCTTCCAGTGGCGCGAGACGCGCACGGCCGTAAGCGGGATGGTGGGCCGCACCCACTTGCCGATGCACCAGCTCACCACGCAATCGTCATGCTGTCCATCCTCGCCTCCGTACTCGCCTTTTTCGTCGCGCTTGAACGACAACATTTCCTGCAAGGTCCGGCGGGAACGTATCCCGTGACGGCCGTCACGCAATTCGGCGATCACCTGATCGACAATCTTGGGCTTGGTCGAGCGCGTGGTCAGCCAGCCGTAGCGCTTGCGCGGCTTGTTGGGCGGGTCCGGGATGCGCTCCACGTACAGCTTTGGATATCCGGCGTTCATGATCGTCGTTACTACGGTATGGCCGTGGTTGTTCCTTTCGGGGACCAGCGTGGCGAAATTGTACCTGCGCCCGACATAACACATCATCCTTCCGAACAAATCGGGATCGACGTGACCGTGCCACTGGGCGCATTGGGCTCCGGTGATGAGGTCGATGACGTCGAAGACCGAGAAATCGTATTTGACATCGCCGCCGGAGCCGGAAACCTCAAGGCCCTCGGCCACGTCCGCGGAGATAAGATACTGACGGTCCTGCCGCGCCTCCTCCCAAACCCACAGCTTGCCGTCCGGCTTGGCGATCAGCTCGCCCGTGGAGGGGAGGATGTCGTATCTGGCGGAGGGATCGGGCGCGGCTTCCAGCAGTCTCAGGATTTGCATGGTGTCGAACGCCGCGGAGCCGGAGCTGATGAACGCCTCGATGTCCGTCGCCGGGTATTCCTGATTGAAAAGCTGGAGCTTGCCTTGGCACTTGGTCTCGATCGTCATGCGCCGCCAGCACAGTTTTTCGTCCACCATTGCGGCCGGGACGCCGCGCATGTGCAGATCCACAAGCTCCTGTTCTTCCTTGGTGCGCTCGAACTTGGCCCCGGCGGTCAGTTCCCAGCGGGAGACGTCCATGCGGTAGCTGGGAAACACGAAATACGGGAAGAAGATGGCCGAGTAGGTATTGCTGGGGTTGGTTTTGGGGTCCACTTCGCACTTCCAAGCGATTTCCCCGTTCTGGTTGAGATAGACCTTGTACTTGAACCGCGCCGCCCAATAGCGTTCGTAGAACTTGCCGCCGATCCCGTTGGCGGTGGATTCGTCAATGACTTCGCTCTCCAGCGTGTCGGGGACGCATTGCAGGATCGAGGTCAGCAGGTTTTCCGTGGTGTGTTCCGGCCACTTGGACAGCTCCGACAGGTGCAGGAAGTGGATCAACTGCGAGGACCCGGCGTATTCCTTCCCGGCGGTCGCAACAGTGATGGCGCTGTCGAGGCCGCGCCCGTTGGGCCGGTTGAATTCGAGCTTCCGGATGTTGTTGTACTTGGTGGCCGGTCGCCAGCGCGGGTCTAGGTTGTTGTAAAACCGCTTGTGCATGCTGAAAACGAACTCGGTGGCGTCCGGTTCGTGAGTGACCATGAAGGCGTAGCGGTTGGGCTGGGTGGTGGTTTTCCAGAAGTACCGGCCCGCGGTGTAGGTCGATAACCCCTCGCGCCGGGCTTTCAGGACGATGACCCGCAGCAAACGGCCCGACTGTTGGATGTTTTCGAGGATTTGATGGAACACCCACTGGATGGGGTTGAACTCGAAGTTCGACACGCCGCCTTCGACAAGCTGGATTTTCAGGTTGTCCTTGGCGTAGGCCGGGTACTCATCCAGCCATTCTTTCTTAATTCTGTCGGCTTGCGTTGCCGCCATCGCCTTTTCTCTTGGGATAAAATTTCTGCCACAATTTCAAGTACGGGACGTGCAGGTACGCGGCCAGCAGCCCCATGCGATCGTCCTTGAAGTGCGGATCGCCCATGACGGCGGAATAGGAATCCTGCCCGTAGCCGCACAGTTCAAGGACGGTGGCCCAGCGCCCCTTGGCGACGATTTTCTTGTAGAAACGGGTGTTGAGCCTGTACTTTGGGGCCAAGGGTGCGCCCACGCGCCATCGACGCACGTCCCCGCGGTGACACAGGCGGCACTTGTTTTTCTTCCCGGACCGCAGGGAATCCGGATGTCCGTATCTGCACATGGCCTTGTCCGCGTGTTTTCTCCCCGGATGCGCGGCCCCCGGTCAAGACACTTTAGAACCTAGACAGTTATGGAATCCCCAATAGGTTTGGCCACAGTCCGGGCACACGGGCATCACCACCTTTCGGGTCAGACCGACCCACGGCGTCCGCATCATTCGTTCTTGAACGGCTTGTGCTTCTGTTCAATCCACCGGCTCCAGTCCTTCGAACAGACGTTGCAATGGTACACTTCCACGATCATCTGCTTGCCGATTTCTCGGGTGACGAGTCCGATCAACGTCTCTTCGCCACAGGCCGGGCAGTGGTTTACATCAGGATTCATCGTCCACCTTCACAATTTTGAGGTTCTTGCCTCCGCGGAACAGGCCAGCGGCTTTCGTGATGGCCCGGCCCAAGGCGCTGATAATTACGCTTCTGATATGGGGCTTGTCCGGCCTGATGACCAGATTGACCTCGTTGCTGTATTCGCTCTCGACGTCGATCACGTAAGCAGTCAGGACCCAGTACCATTTTCCGGGGCTCGAAGGCTTGGCGCACTGGCCGGTGGTAAGAGAACCGCCGACGAAGGTGCAAACCGGGGCGCTCGGATAGGTGCCGGTCTGTTTCGACTGGTACAGCTTGAACCCCAGCAGGTCGGCCGCTTGGGGATGCGGGTCCCATTCGAACGTGACCGTGGTCTGCGCGGAGACCGGCAGCGCGAAGAGAAGCAGCGCTAAAATCAAAAGATATATTTTCATTTGTTTCTCCATTCGTTGATAGGAACTTTGTTGAAACAGGGGATCTCTTTCCGGGTGCCGGACAACTGGTAATAGTTGTCGGCGTACAGATTCAGGTTCACCAGATCGTGCGGCCGGAACTCGGACGAATTAAACCAGATCGGCAGAATCCCGGCGGCTTTGAGCCCGAGCGCGGCCAGTTCGGAGCAGAACAGCCGCGAAGGGTCTTCGCTCTGGGACCAGAGGCGGAGCCGGTCGATGGCGAAGTGCGCGGCCTGCCGCCGGTCGTACTTGCGCCCGCGCATCGCCTTCATGAGTTCGAGGAATCTCACCACGTCCATCTCTTCGCGGTTTACGTCGGAGAGCGGGAGCCACCAGACGCGGCCGTCGTAGGTTTTGATCCGCTCGCTCATGTGGGTGAGCTGGACCCCGGTATGTTCGGCGAGGGTGGTGGACTCCATAAGGTCCACATGCCGGGTCCCGTCAAGGTCCCTGACATACAGGACGATGCCGACGTGGCTTACGGGACACCGGCAGATGAAACAGATCGCCTTGGAAATGAAACCGCGTCCCTGAAAGGCGATGATGTCGCCGGGGCGCATGTTCCTGCGCACGTCAGCATAGTCACAGGAAATCCACATGTCACAACCTTATGTCTTGCAGGTAGGCGAAAGCCCCCAAGACTTTAAGCAGCCAGAGGATCACGATGACCACAACGGCGATGTTGAGAACCTTCTTGAGCCCGGCCGACATCGGGACGTAGGTGTTGACCGCCCACATGATAAGCCCGATGACAACGAGGGTTATAATCAATCCGATGAGGCTCATTTCCTTTCTCCTTGGTCGAATTGACGCGGAGACTTCCACAGATACCCGAGGGCTCCGATGATCGCGCCGGAGATGGCAACGCCCCCGATGGTGCCCCCGGTGATGGGTACATGCTGGCCGGTCGCCGCTCCCTGAGCCCAAGAGCCCATGTAGGTGGTGCCGGTGGTTGCCACGCCGCCGATGGCGGCTGCGGCGAGACCTTTAAGCCACAGTTTCCAGTTGCGCATTAAATCTCCTCTGGCGGGTAGAGAAGGTCGATCTGCGAACGGACCTTCATGAGGGCCCTTTTGTACATCTCCGCCTTCTCGGGATTCTTGAGGGCGGCGCGAATCGCGGTGAGAATAACGCTGATGCCGAGGTCAAACCAGAAGTCCCACATATAAGCTCCTTTGGTTCACGGCCTGAGTTGTTGTTCGAGCCATTCGTCGGCCATTTTCCAAATGGCAGGAAGATCGTTTATCTGGATTAGAGACCTTAACCGGGAAATTGTAAAGCCGTAATTCTTCTGCACGTGGGGCAGATCGGGAAAGTCCGCCCAGTAAAAGCCGGAAGTTAGGCCGCACTGGAGGGCGGTGTCGGCCATCTCCCGCCACAGGGGGGCGTTGTCGTTCCGGACGTCCCAGCTCCACTGGACGCCGGGGCGGTCGAGCATGCCGTCCAGCACGTAATCGGCGGCGAACCCGTAGTGGTGGAAAGATGAGAAAGGCAGGGCGTTGGTGACGATGGGGCCCGGAGTGGACCGGCCCTGATGCCAGAGTTCGAGCTGGCGCTCGGGGCTGCGGTATCCCTCGAACAGGTAGAAAGGCAGACCCTTCATGGCGAGCTGCGCCTCGAAATGAGACAGCAGTTCCGCGAAGGGCGGGTACAAAGCGTCCTTACTCCGATTTATTGGCATACGTTCTGCCCATGATAAGCGCTTCGATCCGGTCGAACCGTTTCAAAACGATGCTGCGCCATTCGGCGTGCATCTCGCGCTCGTTCGGCGTCATATGGGAAACGGTATCGGTCAGATGCCCCGTGACCTCCTCCGATAAACCCACACGCTCCGCGCCGCACATTGCAAGACGTTTTTCACAAGAATTTTTCATGGCGTCAAATCTCTTGTCCATAGACTCCAGATTGGTTTGGACCAATTCGGCGAGTGTGTCGATCTTGTCTTTTACTTTCACCCAAGCGGTCGCAATAGTCGCTATGAAAGCAGCGAGCATTGTTACATCCGTCCAGTGTTCCATCAGCATTTGAATCAACGCCGTGTCCTCCGGATCAGGTCATTTTCGATTCCCGCGGGTGGGTGCGTGAGACCTGTAAACTCATCCCTTCGCGGCCGTTGTGCGTCTTGAAGGTGAATCCTACAACCTCTACCCCCCTTAAAGTCCCTGACCAGAGGGTTTTCCCGGTTTTTTTGTTCGTCTTCAACCAGATAACCCCAAGCTCGTCAGGATATTTCTCCGGCTCAGTCATCTTTTTTGCCCGGATCTTTACGAATTATCAGGGGTTCCGGCAAACCGGTCTCCATGTTTATGCGGTATAACCCCGGCTTGCCCTTGAATTCCGTCTTCATCGCCTGTCTGAACTTCTTCGGGTCAACCTTGTTTGGGGCGTGAACGGGACATCCGGACCTGTAAACCATCATCCGGTGCCCGTCCACCAGCAGTACCGTGTTCCCGCGCTCGTCATGGATCACGGGACAGGTACATCCCCTCATCTTCGCAATCCGCCCCCCCGGCGAATCGGAAGAATGCCGTTCCATCATGCGGTTGTGCGGCACCCTTCCCGTTCCAGTCAACGCCTCTTCAACCGGCATAATGGCTAGATCGTCATAATATGGCTTGTCTTTCTCGTTGCCGGGGTCCGGCTTGAATTTCATATGCGCCCCGCCGCAAAAAGCTACAATATAGGAGTCCCTATTGCCGAAATCCGAACAAAAAAAGCGGGGGTGCCCTCCCCCATCCATGCCCCCGTCACGTTGAAATCGAAATACTCCTCCGCCTCGTCCCGGTTCATCCCGTCCTTCATCAAGATCCTGATGCACTTGGCCCGGTCGTAAACCGGCAATACCTTGGTGAATATCTGGATGTACCCCATCAGGGCGTCATTAAAGCCGTCCGCAAACAGGGCGTCGGGGTTTATAGAGTTAATCAGGTCGATCCGGGGGTCTCCCCTCAGGGAAGAATTATTAATCAGATTATCAAAGTGGTCCTTTGCCCCCGGCCGCAGGGTGGGTAGGGGGGGTGGGGAGGGGGGGGTGGGCTGGGCTGTGCGCATGGTGCCGGGCCCCGGCTCCCGGCCAGCATGGTCGGCTCCGCGAGCTGTTGGTCGGCCGCGTCCGCGTGCCCGGTCGGCGCTGCGTTTCAAATTCAGCCGTTCATTTCTCACAAGCCGCGCTCCTTCCCTTCTTTAATCTTTAAAACAAAGCACTCTCTTCTATATTGCCCCCACCTGTAATGTCCCCATAGGGTCCCCATAGGGTAGTTACACCCTATGCACACCGTCCCCCGAGGGTATGCACACCGTCCCCATACGGTCCCCTACTCTTCCCCGCTGCCTTGCCCGATACCGCGCAGTCTAAGGATCTGTTCCTCATAGCTTTCTTCATGGCTATCATCCCGGCCGGGTTCGTGCCCTCCGACTCTTAGGGCGGTCTCAAGGTACTTGTGACGGGCGTAATAATCCGCTGTCCCCTTGGTGTCGGTAGCGTCGAGCCCGTCCCTTAGTCGAGCTGCCAGCAGCCCCGGCGTAATCCCGGCGTCCGCCATCGCGGCGGCGATTGCTGATTGGATATGCGGGCGACTAAGGAAATGGCCCGCGCCCCGCCTGACGGTACTCTCAGCATACCCGGCGGACCGCA